TTGCCTTTGAGAGGTGGTTTAGTAGTTTTAAATTTGGCTAGTTTTTTGCCTATGTATTTTTTATTATTTGTTTTGTTGGTAATAAGATAAACAAAACCTTCATATTCATCTGGAATATTTGCTATTTCTTTGCCTTCAAATGTCCAACTAGGATTCGTCATCAGTCTTACTTACTTTCGAAGGTCGACCAACCATGCCTTTTCTGGATTCTTTTCTTTGTTGCCTTTTATCTTGTATTTCCTTGCGTCTTACACTTGCAAAGTTTCTAATTTCAGATAGCCAAAATCTTGCCTTGATGCCTGCTTCGTCAGAACCTTTGTATTCAAAACGTTCCTGCCACTTGAAATAGTTTTGGAACGCTTCTATCATTTTATCGTGTGAATCAGTGCTCATTTAAAATTAGGGCCAAAAAACCAACAACTTAGAGATATTCGTTTTCCACTTAACACAGGTTTTACTCTGTGATAAAAAATACTTGGAAATATAAGAATTGTTCCGGGGGTATCAAGTTCTGGTATATTAATATCCTCGTGTTGTCTTATACAAAATTCTCCACCGGTGTATGGTTCAGTTGTTAAATTTAGTATTCCTGTCAGTTTTATGTCTGACATATCTCCATGATTAGTTGCATCTCTGTGACATCCGTATTCGTTGTCACTATCAGCATATTCATTTATATTAATAGTATTTGGCAAGTCATCGTATATGTCAAGTCCAAACGTTGTTCTGTTTGTCCAAATAACTGAATCAAAAAACCTATCAAGTTTGTTTCCAAAACTTTTTCTGTTGCAAACAAAACTTTTTGCTTTTTTATTCTTTGCAGGAAGGTCTGGTAGATCAGTAATAGAATCTAATGCTGTATTGTAGATGTCTTGGCATTGTTCTTTATTGTATAGTTCTTTTATATAAAACCAATCGTGTTTCATTATTGCACTATCTCAACATCATTTGAATAACTTGTAAAGCCATTTTCTTTAATAACTTTCAACACGTGATTAACACGACCTGCTAAATCATCTCTATGCGAGATTAAAAATACATTTTTGTTACGTTCTCTAGTCATTTTCTTAAGAATACCGATACTGCTTTCAACACCTGCACTGTCCATGCCACTGTCTACAAGTTCATCAATAAACAACAGATTAATACTTTGATATAGACTTTCCCAAACGTCTCTGAATGCCCAACTTAGACTTAAAATGAGTCTATTTCGTTCGCCTCTACTGAGGTTATCGAAGTCTAAGTCCTGTCCTAGTTGTGTAATAATCACTGTTAAATCGTTCTGAAATTCAACAATATGTGGTAATCCTACTTTAGCCAAGTAGTAAGTTAACCGTTGATTTAGATATGCTAGATTCTGCTCGATAATTTTCTTACGAACAAAACTGTCTTTATTTGTAAGAAGTTTGTATAAGAAATCTTGATGATCTTTTACTTTTGTAAGTTCATTTAATTCATCCCAACTAACTTCTTGCAAAGCAGTTTCTTGCAAATCTTTAATTTGTTCTGCATAAGGATTTTCCTCTGCACGTTTTTGCTCTAGTTCTTTTTGTAAACTTTCAACAGTGTTACGATGATTGTAGGCTTCTTCGACACTATCATATTGGGTAGCAGGACAACTATCAAGTTCTCCTATTTCTTTTACTACATTTGAGTGTTCTTCATATTGTGTTTGATTAGATGCAATCTGCATTGCTGCTTCTTGCAACATTTCTTCTTTTGTTTTTAAAATTTCTTCTTGTTTGTTATCATGTATTTCTTGACCACATGCATAACATTTATGATCTTTTAGATCTGCAATTTCTTTATCTAGTTTTGAAATAGTTTTTTCTTGTTTTTCGTTATCAGCAGTAATATTTGCCATCCAACGCTGTGCTTCTTCTAACTTTTGCTTCTGTTCTTTAAATTTTTCCCAGCACTTGTGTGCTTCGATTTCTGCTTCAATATCAATTTTTTCTAAGGCTGTAATACTTGCTTCTAATGCTTTGATATTTTCCTGCTTAGAATCTTCCCACATTTTTTCTTTACGCTCAAGGCTTTCAATATTTTGTTGTATTCTTTCATTGCTTGCCTTGACAGTCTCTATTCTTGTATTTTCTGCGTTGATTGCATCTCTGTTTTCACGCATTTTTTCTTTAAGATTATCTGCCTTTTCACTAAGCATAGTAATACCTAATAATTGTTCAATGATAGCACGTTGGTCATTGTTCTTCATTGATAAAAAAGGCTCTGTGTATGTGTTTAATGCAAGGATATGCTTAAACATATCATGACTCATACCAAACAGTGTTTCAATATCTTTTTGTGTTTCTCTTGAATCACCTTGTGCTTCGTCTGTATCTGTTGGTTCCTGTTCAGTTCCATTCACTGTAAACTTCAATATATTAGGTTTTCTGCCTCTATGTATAGAATATTCTACACCGTTCTTTTCAAAGTCGATAGTAACCAACATGCCCTTGCCATTAATCTTGTTGATAAGATTATCTCTTTTGATATTTGTAAGAGCATTGCCATAGATTGCATAACTTAGTGCATTGACGATAGTAGTTTTACCAGTGCCGTTTCTGGAACCACTATCATCTCCGCCTAAGTCTAGGTTCTCACCTAACACAAGTGTAAGTTCTCCTTTGTCAAAATCAATTGCTTGAGTTTGATTACCTACACTCATAAAATTTTTTACAGTTATATTTTTAATTTTTATCATAGGTCCTGATAAATCTCCGTTAGCATACGCCTATCATACGTTTCGCTGTCTAATTGTTCAATCTGATTCAACACAATCGTATCAACACTTTCAAAAGAAAGATCAATTGGATCAATGTTAGATTCAACTTCTACCTTCTCTGGTATCAACATAAGTTCACGCAATTTAAATTGCGGAATAAACTGTTCTTTAATAAAGTTTGCTTCTTCGAATGTAATTTGCACGTCAATTGTTACACGGGCATGCATCTTTTCTCGTAGATGATCTTCTGGTTTTTCAAGTAACTGCGAAAGTTTGAAAGTTCTATAAACAGGCTGTTCAGGCCAAGTCTTGTATTCTGGCTTGCCACCCCATTCTAAAAACATCATACCACGTTCGTCATCCCATGCATCTGCATAGTTGTGTGGAAATGCATTACCAATATATGTTACATTTCCTTTAGTTTGCCTTTTATGAAAGTGTCCAGAGAACACATATTCTTGATTAACAAAATGATCTGGTTGTAGTTCTCCATGATCAGGCATCTCTACCATAGCATTCATTTTAAAATATGGTAATTCAAAGTGTCCAAACACATATCTGCTTTTTATATCTTTAACACCTTTCCATTCTTCACCAACTAGCCACGGAAGCAATGTAACCTCACCTTCTGTAAATAGTTCTGTAATAGGAACAATGTTAGGAAACAGTCGCATAAACTCAACACTGTTGATTTCACGCTTGTCTTTATAGAACAAATCATGGTTACCAACCATGAAATAAACTTTTTCAAATGTATTGTTAAGTCTTTCTAGATTAGAAACTGTGTAATTCATTGTGCTGACATCTGTGGTCGCACGGTTGTGGTGCCAATCTCCTAAAAAGATACAAGTTTCAGCACCTGCGGCTTTTGCTTCTTCGCAAAACCATTTAACAAAATCTTCACAATCGATGTTGTGTGACCTACTGCCAGACTTCATTCCAAAGTGGATGTCTGTAAAGCAGGCTGCTTTCTTAAATAACGGCATTTTTAACTCCTTACTTTATTGTAACGGAAATCTTTAATAATGTCAAGATTTTTTCTTATCTTTATCGTGACTAGGATGTGAATCTGCATTTTGGCGTGTCCAACTTGGATTCATTCCATTCATTTCTAAAATATCATCTCTAATATTTTGGTTTCGTTTTTCGATATTAATGATACGAACAAATGAATTAGTAACAGCAGCGGTATAGTAAGCAAAAGGATTATTACTCTTAGATTCATCAAACTGTAGTCCTATTTGTGCCAATTGTAAAATTGCTTGGCCTTTCATTTCATCATTATACGTGTATCCACGCACATTTCCTCTTGTAGCATATCTATCACATAACTTCATAAACATTCTTGCAAGGTCATTAGTCATTTTTCCTGCCTTGAGATCAAAATAACCGTTATCCATTCCTCCTACCCAATGACTTTTACCAACACATATTAAATTGTCCTTTTCGTCGAACTTCCAATGCTGGAATGGTGGAAAATTTACCTTTACATGATGGTCTGCAACAGTCTTTTTAGTTTTCTTGCGTGTTAAATCTTCTGGCACATGTTCGAATGTCATAATTCTAAAGATTAAATCATCTTTATTCATTTTCCTATAATCAATTTCAAATTGTTTTGCCGGAATTTTTTTACCTGCGGCTTCCACTGCTGCTTCGTGATTTTGTTTTGCTAATCTTGCAGCACGATTCCGTTTCGCTTCTGCAATAGTTCGTATGTTAATTTTTTCTAGACTTGGCAGTATTATATCGTATTGATTATAACTGTCATCTACATAGGAGCAAAATGTATTTTTACTACGGTGTATTTCTGCCAATAGGTCTTTATTTGTAAGATATTTGATTTTTTTCATAATTTGTGAACGTTCTCCTAATATTTATTATAATAGCATATAATGATAGAAATAAATAGAGTAAAGTTATCAAATGATGAGGAAATTTAACCAAAATGAGTTTATCACCTAACCCAATTGCAACTTTAGTAAACAAGGTAGCAAGTGAAACTAAAGAATTATATGCAGCCGCCGCCGAAGGAATACCAAAAGAAGGATTTGCTTTGGAAAAAGCAAAACTAGATGCAGCAATAGCTCAAGCAAGCGGTGCTATTGGCAGTGGATTGAACCAAGCATCGTCCGGCGGAATAATAAATGCTGCACAAACCGCAATGGGTAAGGCAGCAGATACAATTAGTTCTAAAGTAGGAACTGATTCGATAACCAGTCTTGCTGAAAATGTTGGTGCTGTGCCAGGCGTAGGTGATATTACAAAAGCAGCATCGGGCAGTGCAATAAGTGATGTGGTTGGAAAAATTTCTAGTTTGACAGGTGGAGGCCTTGCGTCAGGTGTAAAAAGTATTGCAAGTAACATTGCTAATGCTGCTGGTGACCTAAATGATTTATTAAGTTTGAAACGTGCAGAGAATTTACCTAAAGATGGCGAACTTTTTGCATCTACAGGAGAAGGTATTCAAGTCACACCTAACAATGGTGGTGATTGGCGTGTAAAAATTTCCTGTGACTGGTCGCTGTTTCCAGATAATGCATTATTCAGCACACTTAAAAATACAGGCGGAGTAGTATTTCCTTACTTGCCTACAATAAACTTTGCTACCAAAGCAAATTACACACAGATAGATCCTGTGCATAACAACTATCCTTTCCAGGCTTATAAGAACTCTCAAGTTGACGAAATAAATATTACAGGAATATTCACAGCAGAAACTGGTTATGATGCATTTTACTGGCTTGCAGCAACTACATTTTTTAAGACAGCAACAAAAATGTTCTTTGGACAAAGTGCCAACGCTGGAGCACCTCCTATAATTTGCACATTGTCAGGTTATGGAACACATGTGTTTGATCATGTGCCGGTTGTAATAAAAAGTTTCAGTGTAGATTTTCCTAACGATGTAAACTATGTTAAAGCAGATACTCTTGACGGAACAACATGGGTGCCTATTGTAAGTGATATAAGTGTAATTGTTCAACCTGTATACAACAGAAGAAATCTAAGATCGTTTAGTCTACAAGAATATGCTAAAGGAACTTTAAGAACTCCTACTGATAAGGGATACGCATAATGGCTACCTATAAAAATACTTCTCCGTGGAGTAATACAAAACAAAATAATTTATATCTTGAAACACTAAAAATTAGAGCAGTGCCAAGCCAAAAAGATGATTTTTATTATACCATAGAAAATCAATATAAGCATAGACCTGATCTTTTAGCACATGATCTGTATGGAGATAGTAAATTATGGTGGGTGTTTGTTCAACGCAACATGGAAATTTTAAAAGATCCAATTTTTGATTTTGTCCCTGGCACACAAATATACATACCTAAGGGTTCGAACTTAAAGAAATTTTTAGGAGTTTAACGTGGCCGAAGCGGAATTTAGAGAACGACAACTTAAACCTAGTCGATACGGTGGTTATTCTGCATACGGAAAAAGGATAAACAGAGATAACCCCTACATTGACACAGTTATCAATGGTAAAAAAACTAGAGTTTATGGAACACAGGATCAATTAGACGAATTTCAAAATAAAAAACCCGACGGCACAAAAAAGATTCCTGTTGAAACACAAACGTCTATTCCAAAAAATGAAGCAAAAACACCATTAAAAGAAGAAGGTGCTGTAACACAAATAGACGAGACGGGTAAAGGCGATGTTCAATCATCTACACCAACAACCAGCGGCACTGCTGGTGTCAACCTTAACAGCCTTGTTCCTAATCCTTTAGAAAATTTTGCAAGTATAAATTATCTTTTTACACTTGCGGTGTTAACTCCACAGCAGTTTAATAATCCTGCTTCATATAGAGAAGCAGAAGGTTTATCATTTGGTGCGCAAAGTTTTGATGTTAAATCTAAATTTGTAGACGATGACGGAGCATTTGGTGAAAAATCAACTACACTTAGATCTGGTGTAGTATTTTCTTCAGGTGGCCGAGGTTCAGATACTGAAAGAGTTACAACTGCGTTCGGAACTCCAGAATACTATCTTGATGATTTTGAAATGAAAGCAGTAGTTGCTGCAAACGTAAAAACTGGAAATCAAAACGCAATAGAATTTAATTTTTCAATATACGAACCTTATAGTATGGGATTGCTCTTACAATCATTACAAGTTGCAGCAATTAAAGCAGGTTATCCAAATTATTTAAACGCTCCGTTTTTATTAAAATTAGATTTTAGAGGATTTAGCGATAGTGGTAAATTAGTAAGTTCTGTTAAATCTAAGTTTTTTATTTTTAAGTTGACAGATATAACATTTAATGTAGATGAGTCGGGCAGCAAATACAGTTGCACTGGAATACCTTACAACATGCAAGGTTTTGCTGACACTGTTGACACTATGTTTGCAAACATAAGTATCAGACCTACATCAGCAGAAATGTCAAAAGAATTAGGAGACGACACAAAAGTAGGAAGTGTAAAAGATATATTAGCAAAAGGACCTGAAAGTTTAATTACATATCTTAATAACCAAGAGAAAGAAAATGTAGCAGCAGGAAAATATCTTATACCTGACGAATATGAAATACACTTTCCTAAAGATTCTAGCGAAAGATTAGGATCGTTTAGTGCAGCATCAAGTGCCGATCAAGGTGCAACAATAAATCCTGAACAACCTTCTCAAAAAACAGTTGGCGGTGCCAAGTCATCGTCGACAAGTGTAAACATTGGTAATAATGCAATAGGAGATTCAGATTTTGGATTTGATGTCGGCGATGGCGGAAATTTTCCTTTCAAAATGGATAAAGACGTAGTAGATGATAAAACCAGCAGAGTTATCAGAGATAAAATGCAAATTGATGAAACTAAACGTGAATTTCATTTTACGCAAAAACAAAAATTGACAGATATTATTACTCAAACAATTTTATCGTCTACGTTTGCAAAGAAAGCAACACAAGAAGCCACAAGTTCAGATGGATTTATTAATTGGTTCAAGATAGACGCACAGGTAGAATTTTTAGATTATGATACAGTAGCAGGAGATTTTGCTAAAAGGTATATCTATAGAGTAGTTCCTTTCAAAGTTCATGCAAGTGTATTCGGAAATCCAAGTGCAGTGCCTGTAGGGTATTCAGAACTTGAAAAACAAATTGTTAAAAGATATGATTATATCTATACAGGACAGAATGTAGATATCCTTGATTTTGAAATAGCACTTAATTACATGTTCTTTACAGGAACTGTTCCAAGAAAAGAAAGTAACACTAAAGATGAAGTTAATCAAGATAATAAAGGAACAGTTGAAAAAACAGCAAGTAAAACAGAAACTGGTAAAGGTGCAGATAAGTCAGCTCAAACTGCCACAGTAGGAAAATCTAAAATTAAAAAGGACCCTAATTCATTTAGTATATTACAAGGCGGCCCTGGTGCAACAAATGTAGAACAGCGTGTAGCAGAAAACTTTCAAAATATTTTTACAACTACATCATCGTCGGACTTAGTTGAAATTGATTTGAAAATTATGGGAGATACATTTTGGTTAATTGATAGTGGACAGAATAATTACTTTGCCGGAAAATCAGAAACAAGTTCTCAACTTACAGAAGACGGAACAATGAACTATGAAAATAGTGATGTTTACATTTATATAAGTTTTAGAACACCGGCTGATATTAATACAGTAACTGGCCTTGTAGAATTTTCTGTAAATGAAGTTGAAAGTCCTTTTAGTGGAATATACAGAGTAACTGAATGCACAAATAATTTTGCAAAAGGTCAATTTACACAAACACTGAAATGCATTAGAATGCAAGGACAGCCGCAAGACTTTGAAGGCAAGAATAAAACTATTGATAAAACTAATGATAAAACTACAAAAATTGAAGGTAAAGAAGAACCTAAAACAAATATTACTGAACCTAAACTAAGCAGTGATGGAAAAAGAGTAGTAGGCGGATTATAAGATGGCGATAGAAAGAAGAAGACCAGCAAGTGAAAGTTTTAATATTGGCTTAGGATCTGGTATCTATATGGCTAAGGTTATTAGTGTTATGGATCCTACTTTCATGGGTAAACTAAGAGTCACTTTGTTACAAACGCAAGGTAACACAATGGGTGATGATAATCAAACATATAACTTAACCTATGCTTCACCATTTTTTGGTCAAACACCTTTTCCTGCAATGGGAAAAAATAATAACGACTTCAATGATACACAAAAAAGTTATGGTATGTGGTTTGTTCCACCAGATGTTGGGGTTACAGTATTATGTGCATTTGTAGACGGAAACCCATCTCAAGGATATTGGTTTGCATGTGTTCCACCATCGTTTTCTAATCATATGGTGCCGGCGATAGCAGGTAGTAACCAGGTTGATCTTACTCCTGAAGATAAAGAAAAATATAATGTAGCAAGCGACCAGCCTTTGCCTGTAGGAGAAATTAATAAAAGAAAAAATACAGACGATCAAGAAAAAGATCCAGAAAAAATTAAAAAAGCACTTCATCCTATTGCTGAACATTTTTTAGAGCAAGGCACAGTTGAGGACGATGTTAGAGGAACTACAACTACAACTTCACGTAGACAAGTTCCTAATCCTGTATTTGGTGTAACTACACCAGGTCCGCTTGATTGGCGCTCTGGTTCAAAAAGGATGACCACAGGACCTGCAGACGGCCAATCACTTACCGGAGTTGCAGTAAGCAGATTAGGCGGAACACAGTTTGTAATAGATGACGGCGATGATAGATTCCAAAGAAAAACATCTGCATCTTCAGGCGGGAGAGATTATGCTGACGTGTTGGCTGGAGAATCAGGTGAACCAACTATTCCTTACAATGAATACACAAGATTAAGAACTAGAACAGGTCATCAATTACTTTTACATAATTCTGAAGATTTAATTTATATCGGAAACAGTAAAGGCACAGCATGGCTTGAACTTACTTCAAACGGAAAAATAGATATCTATGCAGCCGATAGTATCAGTATTCATAGTGAAAATGATCTTAATATTAAAGCAGACAGAGATGTTAATATAGAAGCAGGTAGAAACATTAATATGAAAGCGACTGCCGAATATGTTTCCCCTACAGAGTTACATAGAAGAGACGATGAAGGAAATCCTATTGCTAAAATTCAAGACGAAGCAGAATTAGAAGCAGGTCGTATTCAAATTGAAAGTGCATTTAATTTTAATTTATTGATTGGAGCAAACGGTAGAATAGAAACAAGGAATTATGAAAACAGTGAAGGCCTATTAGTTGATGGTGATCTAGACATAAGCGTTATAGGATCCACTAGAGTAACAACAGGATACGGTATTGCTGCTCCGCATGATTATGAATTAAAAGTTCATGGAGATACATT